CGCTCGTGCTGAAGCAGGCAAGTGTCTGCGCGCGAGTCGGCCATGACGACTACATCCCAAGCAGTGATTTGGTCGCCACCGAGCCGGCGGTCGAGCCCAGGCCACCAGCGCCGGTAACGGTCGCCTGCATGCCCTTGCGACGACGCATGATGTCAGCCGCCGTTCGGTCGATCTGCTCGGCGTTCGAAATCGGCGCCTTGACCTCGATCGGGGTCGGCGCCTGCTGGACCTGCGGTGCCTTGAACAATGCTGCCATGGTCGCTCCTACGAAAAAACGACGTAATCGGTCTCGGCCTGAGGCGGAAGATCCGATGCGTCACGGGCCGGAAAAGCGAATGTTAGCGCAAGACTGTCAGCCCTGTCTGGAGATTTGATGCCGCGCCGCTTTGCCTCATCTTTCGACTCCATCAACAGCGCGCCACCGCGGAACTCGTACTGAAGCGCCGTGAGATCAGTCGATAGCTCAGGATCATTCGGGATGACCGCGCCGTTCTTCAGGTGCTCGCGCAGGTCGCGCCACATCCTGGCTCGCAGGTTGTAGTTCTGGCCATCGGACAAGCGCAGGCTCGAATTGACGTCCACTACCCGACGCGGGTACTTCCGCCGCAGCAGATCGGCCACACCGGCACCAATGCCGATCGTGTCAACCGCGATCTGAGCGGGGATCTCGCCCCAGTCCTCGATAGCTCGAATAGCCCGACCGGCCACATCGACCACGTCGCACTGGCCAAAAACGATCTGAGGGTACGTCACGCGACCACGACGGAACGTAAACGCACACTTGTCGTCGCCAAACCGGGCCACGTCAATGCCCAACATGAGCGGGCCAATGGCCTGCACGTCGGCCGGGCCGCGGTGCCGGGCGGCCAGCACAATCTCGCCAGAGATCCAGGCGTTCGACACCGATGCGGTGTACGACCGATCAATCTCCTGCGCCACAATCACAGGGTCCAGCGCATCGACCTGGCGCTCGTACCAAGCCCGATCCTTGCGCGGATCGTCATGCCAGTCGAACACAAACACCTTGATCTTGCCGCCGTGGCGCTTGCGATAGAACGGATTACCGGCGCCGTTCGGCGTTGAAACGTCACCCTTGCAGTTCGAAGTCTGCGACAACGCAGCATCGATCGCATCAGGCCGCTCGTAAAACGCCGACTCGTCCTTGAAATAGATCGAGGTTCGATTGCCGCGGCCGATGTTGTCGCCGGACTCACCGACGATCGTGCTGCCATTCTCCGGATTGACGATTCGCATGCTCAGCGCATGGGCACGCTCGCTGTACCCCGCGGGCTTGAACTCAGCCGGCAACAGGTTCAACGCCTCGCGGATCTTCCAGAACAGTGATTTCGGGTCGCCGAGCTTGTCAACGTACTCCTCCTTTCTCGAGCCAAAGCCGACAACAGTGCCCGGGTGAAACAGCCACATCCAGGTGGCGATCGCCACGCAAAGCCAACTCACGCCCATGTCGCGCGACTTCTCGCACAGCCAGTCCTCGCGGGCCCGCCAACGCGCCACCACGAACTCGACGAACTCGGCCTGCTTTGGGAACAGCAGGAACGGAATCACCGCGTCAATACCACGCTCGACGTTTCGAGGATCGAAGGTGCACATCCAGTCGGTGATGAACTCGACCGGGTGATCGGCATAGAACGCCTTCAGGCCAGGCAGCATGCCGGGCTCAGCCCGCAACCGATTGAGCCGCTCTATCCTTGCAGCCCAAACCGGCGCGTAGTCCGGGTTCTTCCAGTCAAAGTCAGCCGGAACAGTCACGCAGAACCGCCCAGGAGCCGCTTGTAGGCCTCGGACGGGTCCAGAGTCACATTCGCCTCAGTCTGCACCGGCGGAAGGTCCTCAGCCCCGCCAATGGCCAGCTTGTCGCCATACCTGCGCGGGTCCCACTTCGCCAACAGCTTGAGCCGGGTCTCGATCTGCAGCTTGCGATGGCCCAGCGCGTCTTGGCGCGTCGTCTCAACACCCTGCGCGGTCGATCTCTCGATGATCGTCTCGACCGGCGTGTCGGCGATCGTCAACGTCTGCAGCGCGATCTGGTCGAAGCCGTCATCGCGCGCGCGCGCGAACCGGGCGGCCAGTTCGGGTGTGCGCTCCTTCCAATCGTGGAACGTCCTCACCGCGGGCATATGCTCATCACGGCAAATCGCCGCCAGAGGCTCGCCCATCGACAGCCTGGCTATCACCTCATCAAAGGCTGCCTGCGTAAACGTGTCGCCGGTGTTCTTTCGAGCCGCCATAGGTCACCGAGTTTGCATGAGAACGTCAAGCCGGGCCCTGACGTGCGCCCACTGGTCCGGCTCGAGCGCGGCCTTCAGGGCAACGGCACGCTCACGCCGAAACCGCTTGGGCGAACCCATCAGCCCGCGGGCAGCGCAACACAGCCCACCAGAAAATGTGATGTGCACCGGATTCGACTCGGCCAGCTTGCAATCGTGGCAGGGATTCATGGTCGGAATTTAACGCAAAGGCGCGAGGTTCGCAACGATCAGGCAACGCGCCAGCAGCGACCAACACCGGCAGCCTTGTCCTTGCGAACCGCAAACTTGCGAACCAGCTTCTTGCCAACCCACTGAGACGCAGACCGAACTTCGGCGACCTGATGCAATTGAAACTCAAACGACTGGCCAACCTCAAGCTCGCCAAACGGGTATCTCTGCTCGCGAGACGGTAGCAATGGAACGCCGCTTTTTATGACGTAAGTGTTCATTGTGATCCTCCTGATCAAACTGTAACAGAAAACCAGCCAATGACGCCACCCGTCACCATGACCGAGAATGCTTATAAGGCGGGCAATTCTTACGCGGGCCTCGCGCACCCTGAATTTCCCCCCTTTTAATAATAACATATATATATAGAGTCATAAGTGTCATAGTGGTAGAAGACACAGACAATCAATGACTTACAAGATGACGCATCATCGAAGAGGAGTCATCAGGGTGTCAGGAACGTAGAGCAATCGCGCGGCGGTGATCCGTTTTGATCGACCGCCGTTCAGACCACGGACAATTGTGCCGGCCTTCGTGACCTCGGACTTTGTCGGCTGCTGACGACCGAGCTTCATCAGCACGTCGGTTGCGGTGCGCCAATTCCAGTAGTGGTCTGGCGAATTCCAGTCCAGACCATTGGTGATCAGGTCTTCGATCGGGTCGATGACCTCGAAATCCTTGTTGTGCTCATTGAGCAATTCCATCTCTTCAGGCTGCAGGAACCACGACTCGCCAGCAGCCCACATGGCGTGCACCTGCGCCCAACACTGCTGCATGTCGATGCCGTGCGAGTGATTCAGGGCCTCGCACTCGATCGTCCAGTAGCGCCGGTTACCGGTCTCATCGTGCAAGTAGTTTTTCGGGTTGACGCTGGCAAAGAACACCGTGCGCCTGGCGAACGCCGACTCCTTGCGCGCGTAGGCCCGGCGCAGGACATCGCGATCGCTGGTGAGGAACGACTTGAGCGCGGCCACGTCGGACTTGCGAAACGTCGCGTCGATCTCGCCAAGCTCGACAAGCCAGTTCGAGACGCACTTCATGACGCTGTCTCGATCGTCGGGCCTGAGCAACATGCCGTCTTTGAGCAGCCCGAGATGCCCAGGGACCAATTCTTTGAACCACCTGGTCTTGCCGACATACTGCGCGCCCTGGAACACCAGCACCCCGTGGGCTGAGACGCCTGTCGGCCGGTAGGCGCCCGCGATGGCGCTGACCATCCAGCGGGTGATGAACGCGCGCTTCATGAGCCCGACGCGCGGATCTCGGGCCTCGCCGACCGCGGTGACGGTAGCAATCAGATCGGTGAGCCGGTCCCGGCCATCCCAGGGCACGCTGTCGATCCACTGTGCGACCGGGTTGTAGAGATTCCGGTCGGCCAGATAGGTGATGAAATCGGGCACGCGATCGACGGGCATTCTGAACTTGGCGCACTCTGACAAGAGCCACGCCAGGCTCGCGTTCTGCTTGTTGTCCAGGCTGAACGCAGCGCGAGGAATGAGGATCTCCTCCTCCTTGCTGATGACGTTGTAGCGCACCGTGATGCCCAAGCGGCGGCAGACCTCGGCCACGTTCTCGATCGTCGACAGGGGCTTGCCCTTGTCGTTCACGTCGGGCAGCCAATCGTGGTAGTCGGGGATAACGTCCGAGCCGGGCTCTGGTCGCCAAACCAAAGAGCCCGGCTGCTGGTGGACGGCAGCGACCGCCGGGGGAGGATGAGCCTCGGCGTCGCTGCTGCCGGCGTTGTTGCTGTCACTGTCCGGCTTGACAGTCCGCTTGTCGGATACGGAACCCGGTTCTAAAAGTGTATCAGGACGCAGAAAGCAGGCGGCAACGGCCTCAATCCCCTCGGCCACGTGCAGGTCATTGAAGTCGGTGCCCCGGCCGCGCTCGCCCGACCAGACCGGCACCACGATCGGCAGGCCCGTCGCGCGCGCCGCGGTGATACCCGGGTTGCCCGCCGTGAACGCGTCGTCGTCAGCCGCAATCACTACCCTGGCATCAGGCAGCGCCGCGACAATCTTCTGAGACACGGCGGCCAAGTTGCCCGCATTGAACGCCACCACGACGCAGTGCTGGGTCGCCATGTGAATCGACACGCCGGTGGCATAGCCCTCGCAGATGACGACCGTGCCGTCGCGCGTGGGCGTGCCGACCTTGGCGTAGGATCCGGTCAGGGGCGTGCCCTTGATGAACTTTTTTGTGCCGTCAGGCGAGATGCGCTGCAGACCGACTAGCTCCTTTGCCGATGCCCGCACGGGCACCAGCAGCGTGTCGCGCAGCACTCGGGCTCCCAAGCTGGGGATCCGCTTTCGGGCCAGATAATCGTGCGCGGCATCCTCTCGGCCGATCGCCCACAGTTTGCTGGCCGTCTCGGCAGCGTACTTGATGGCCTGCAGACGCTCAGCCTCGCGCTCAGCCTCAAGTTGCAGCATGCGCTGGCGCCAGGCGGCACGCTCCTCGGGCGAGAACTCGCGCTTGGTGTCAGCTTTCCAATTGACGGACATCGAAGCCCGCCAGCAACCGA